AGCAAGTACCTCCAAGTTCTACTAACTCAATCCCGGTCGTTTATGGTGACGCCTGGATGGGTGGCACGTTTGTGGATGCGGTGCTGTCCACAGATCAGAAGACGATGTACTACGTCCTGGCGATTTCCAATATCTCGCCAAACGGACAGTTTACTTATGACCGGACGAAGTTTTACTACGGGGATCGGCTTGTAGCTTTTGATGGGAGCGATCCAACTAAAGTTATATCCCTGACTGATGGTGATGGAAACGTAGATACAAAGGTTTCTGGAAACCTCTATATCAACCTCTACACCTCAACCGCCGCTGGCACTATCACTAACGTCACAGGCACTTCGCCGTCCACGTTCATGGGCGGTAGCGACATTGCCGCTGGCCTACGTTGGACCGGCACTCGGCAGATGAATGGTCTGGCATTTGCCATCGTCAAGCTCATCTACAACCGAGACGCTGGGACTACATCTCTCCAGCCTGTCACCTTTAAAGTAAAACACGCACTGAATGGAACTGGTGTTGCAAAGCCTGGAGATGCGCTTTACGACTACCTGACATCTACGACCTACGGAGGCGCGGTTCCTGCGGCTTCAGTCAATACGACTGCCTGCAACGCTCTGAACACTTACTCGGACGCTACGATCTCCTACACGCCTTCTGGTGGAGGCTCCGCTACTCAAGCGAGGTATCGCGTCAATGGGGTTATTGATACCGGAAGATCGGTCCTTGAGAACGTAGACAAGATTTTGACAGCGTGTGACTCTTGGTTGTCTTACCAAGCCTCTACAGGTCAGTGGGCACCAGTAATCAATAAGGCAGAATCTACAAGTTTTGCTTTTAATGACTCCAATATTATTGGAGAAATCAAAGTCTCTGTGGTTGATTTGGCATCTTCTATTAACCAGATCGAAGTCTCATTCCCATTCAAGGACAACAAAGACCAACCAGAGTACGTCTTCCTTCAGACGCCTGCTGGGCTTCTCTATCCTAATGAGCCAGTAAACAAATACTCAACCAGTTTTGATCTGGTTAATGACTCGGTGCAGGCCACCTATTTGGCTAATCGTATCCTTGAGCAGGCCAGAGAAGACTTGATTGTTTCCTTCTCTACTGCCTACACGGGTATTCAGGTAGACGCGGGAGATGTGATCTCCGTAACTAATGCAGATTACGGTTGGTCAGCAAAACTCTTCCGGGTCACCAAAGTACAAGAAGCATCTCTTCCTGATGGCAACCTTGGGGCTAGGATTGAGGCTAGTGAGTACAACGCTAGTGTCTATGACGACGGCACCATCCAGCAATTTGCTCCTGCGCCTAACTCATTGATGGCGTCTGTTTTCTATTTCCCGACGCTATCTGCTCCTACGTTTTCTGATCAACTGCCTGGAGATAGTCCTCCTACTTTTAGTGTTTCTTGCCAACTTCCTTCATCTGGGCGAGTTACATCCATCAGTCTTTTCTATACGACTGTTGCTTCTCCAACTCAAACTGATTGGAAGATTTGGGCAACTCAAATATCTCCTAACTCTCAGCCATTTGCTCAAAGCGCGACAATCAAATTTACTGATGTTGTGCTGGGAACTGACACATATTACTTTGCTTTTAGTGTGGCAAATGAATATGGTTCTTCGCAACTATCAACTATTTCATCATCGTTTTCTTGGGCAACTATTGCTGCGTCTTCGTTTGTAACGTCATTTGCCCCAGGTTCTGTTTCTGTGTCTCGTACAGGAGGCACTCCGACATTTACTGGAATCAACCCAAGGCTTTACGGGTCAACCAGTGCTGGAGCAGTCCAGTTTGTTACCTCGCAAACCGATTCAGATGCTGCATTTGTAAATAATACTTGGCGCATTGGCGCAAGTTCAACCACTGGCAATTCAGACATAACTACATCTGGCGGATTGACTCTTGGGTCAATCACAGACGGAGGCACTTACGCTGAGTGGGGTATCCCTACGGCAATGACAAGTACACCAGCGGTCTTAACTGTTCCTGTTCGATACAAAGACCCATCTGGTAATGTCGCTCAATATGCTGCTTCTTCGTTGCAGTTTATCTTTGTGGACAATGGAACAAACGGAACGCCTGGAACTGATGGTTTGCAATACGCGCAACCAACAGTGTTTCAATGGGCTATAAGCATTCCATCAAGCCCTAGCGGATCAGCAACCTATAACTGGTCTGCTGGCACGTTTGGTTCAGCCCCTTCTGGATGGTCATTAACCCCAGGCACTTCTCCATCTTTAGGTTATACCTTGTGGGGAGCATCAGTCAGTTTAAGTGCAACTGCTGGAACTGGAACAACCAGTTTTAATTGGACTAGCGCATCAATAACCGCAAGAGGCTATGCCGGTACTGATGGTAGCCCTGGTTCTCCTGGCGCACCGGGAACCAATGGCGCATCATCGCGTATTTGCTATACATCAACAGACCTAACGACTCTAAGTGCAAGTCCTACAACCATTACTACATCAGGAAGCACAAGTTTCCCACCTGCGGGCTCTTGGGGCGCGACTATTGGTGGTGTAAATCAAAACTGGGTTGCTACTGCGCCTGCTATTATTGCTGGTCAATCTGTTTATCAAAGTGATGGTGTATATGATCCAACAACAGGAAACACGGTTTGGAATGTTCCTTACCTGTCTACTCTCAAGGTTGGATCGCTTTCTGCCATCACGGTAAACACCGGAGCCCTGACGGTTCAGGATTCGTTGACCATCAATACTCTTGGCAACATCAAAGGCGGCCAGACTGCATACAACACAGGAACTGGCTTCTTCCTTGGCTATTCAGGTGCTGCTTATAAGTTCTCAATCGGTTCATCAACTCAGTCTTTGACTTGGGATGGATCAGCCATGACTGTTACAGGAAATGTCTACTGTAACGGGGCTGGAGAATTTACAGGCAATACAAGCACAGCGTTTGCGTTAAGTATGGCATTAAAAGCCAACGCAACTGGAACTGCTGATATTGGTGTGCTGGGACAATCTAAAACAACTGGCGTTAGCTTTGGTGTTTATGGTTATACAAATAGCTCTGGAGCAAGTGTTGGTGTTCAGGGTATATCAACAACATCTGCCGCGATTGGAGTTGTAGCTAAAAACACAGGTTCAGGCACCGCGCTTTCTGTTGAAGGCCCAATGACGATGACCAATACAACATTGGTCACTAACCTAAATGCAGATCAGTTGGATGGGAAACACGCTTCGGCATTTGTTGAAATTGCTTCTGGGCAAGCTAATGGTCAATACTTATATTATCTCAACAACAATACTGCACCAACTGATCCAAACAATCGTGCGGCATGGATCAAAGTGAGCACGAACAGTGGGGCCGTTGTGTGGTTCCCTGGTTACGTTTAAGAGGACAACATGAGAACACAAACCATTCCAGAGCAAACAGTCACTGAAGACATCATTTCTTTTGAGCACAACATCAATTCATTTGTCAGGGTCTTGGTCGGTAAGGGACAAGTTGTTGATGGAGTCTTCCAACCGTCCCCATCACAGACTTATGAGTCCTATGTCATCTGTGATACGCCTGGGCAAACCAATTCCATGACGGGAGAAGTTATCAGACCAGATCAACTGGATTACACAGAATTGATGAGTGCCAATCCTTCATGGGCACCTAACAAGCCTGCTGGAGTCTTTCGACAAGAAGACCTTTGGCACTTCGTTGACTTGATCAGATCAAGGCAATAGAATCAATTAGCCTCGCTGGCCTGCAAGTCTGTAGGTGGCGGTTAACCGGAGTACCGGGATGGCAGTTTTCTCCCAGAATACCCTGAACCAAGTCTCAGGGTTCAACAATCAGATTCTCTCTTCTGAGTTGGTTTACCAGCAGAAGATTTACTGGAATCTGTCCATCAAGAACAACGGCACTGCAACCGATCTCACTGGTTGCACGATAGACGCTCAGATTGTTCGTAGAGTCGTCTCAAACTTGCAGGATACCCGTAGGGGCCTGTCGTTTGACCTGAGCGACTACACGCCGACGCCGACTCCAATCAACCTGACGATTTCTAACCGCGTGGATGCGGCTGGTACGTTTACGGTTGCTATTGACGACACAACCTGGGTGTTGGTTGGTGATCCTGATCTAGAGATCAACGATCAGAACCCTGCTTGCTTTACAGGCCGGATCAAGATCAGTTTTCCTGCTGGTACAAGCCCTGCGGAGGATGTGATCATCTTCCTGATGTTCTTGGTGCGTTCTGACGGGGTGGTGAACACATGAGTTACGAAGTGACCGTCAGCGGGCAGGATGTGTCCGTCACGATTGACCGAGGTGTTGCAGGCCGAGGGGTCAGCAACATCGCTCAAACGGGCTCAGGAGCCAATATTAACTGGGTGGTGACCTACTCAGACGGGACAAGCCAAACGCTCGGTCCTGTGGGCTATTCGGTCTATTCTGGTACGTCTCCGATCAACATCGCTGGGTCGGTGATCTCGCTGAACACCGTACCTATCGCTTCAGGTGGAACTGGTGCTACGGACGCGGCCACAGCCAGGACGAATCTCGGTCTGGGAAGTCTGTCTCTCCAGGCGGCTAACTCGGTAGCAATCACTGGTGGATCAGTATCAGTCGCTACGCTGAGTGCTACGGGGGCCTTCGCGCTCACGGGCGATCAGGTTCAAGTCACCGAGGGTGGAACTGGAGCTACGACTGCTTCTGGGGCAAGAACGAACCTCGGTGCTGCCGCTTCTGGAGCGAACACTGACATCACCTCTCTCTTGGGGGTAACTGGTGGTATTGGTACTGCGGACTACTATGATCTAGACACCGGAGCGACTGTCGCTAACGCTATTGGCCGTCTTTACTGGAATAACGCCACTGGAACTGCCCAAATGGGCATGGTTGGTGGCAACGTAACAAGCCAGATCGGCCAGAGTCTTCTTGCGTATGTGGTCAACGCTGAGTCCACCACAATCGGTAAGGGACAAGCGGTATATCTTTTCGAGGCTCAAGGTAACAAGGCTTCAGTAAAGCTAGCCAACAACACTGGAGACCCGACCTCTGCCAAGACATTGGGTCTTGCTGCGGAGAACATCGCTGCCGGTCAGGCTGGTTTTGTGATGTGTCAAGGTGTCTTGGATGGTGTCAATACCGGCGCTTACGCTGAAGGCGATACCTTATATCTAGGTTCTACTCCAGGTTCTTTGACAAGCGTTAAGCCTGCTGCGCCTAACCATCTTGTCTATCTTGGTGTGGTTGAGAGGGCTAACGCTGGCAACGGCCAAATCTATGTCCGTACCCAAAACGGATATGAGCTAGATGAGATTCACGATGTCCAGATCACTGCTCCGACATCTGGTCAGATTCTGATCTACAACGGAACCCTGTGGCAAAACCAGAGTTTCTTCCTTGCCAAGACAGGATATTCCGTTGGCGGGACTGTCACCCAAGCCACCAGCAAAAATACTGCTGTAACGCTGAATGCCCCGAGCGGTCAGGTTGTAGTTAATAATTCAAACCTCTTGGTCGGTGCTGTTGCTAGGTTTACACTCAACAACACATCGATTGAAGCCAATGATGTGGTTGTGGTAAACAGGAAATCTGGTGGCAGTGATTCGTCCTATCAGATTTGGACCGATGGCGTATCTGCTGGCTCTTGCGCGATCTGTGTGCAAAATATTAGCGGTGCTCCTCTAGCAGAATCAATCAATCTCGGATTTGTCGTCATCAAAGCGACGGTGTAAGGAAATAAAATGCCTCAAACGACTGTTCTTGTTGCTGGTCAAAGTGCCGCAAACTCAACCGACATTGTTGTGTCTCCTTTGACACTTGCGACTGTTGGATTGTTTTCTGCATCAACAATTCCAAGCGCATTTAGCTTTACAGTCTTTCAAAAGACTCCTAGTGCTGCTGTAAAGATTGCAACTCTATCTGCTGAAGTTCCTTCTTTGTCAATCAGTAGCCCAGGAACTTTTTATGTTGCTCGACCAGATATTACGTCTGCCGGTGTGAACGTCGGCGTATTTACTGAGACTTGAAATGCTGATTAGATCAGTTGTTCAGCCTGTAGTCCAAGCTGATGTTGGCAGCATTGTCGGACTGCCTGGATTGCCTGGAGTTGTCTACGATGAGCGAAGTCTTATTTTAGACTTCATCAATATGGATACATCTTACAACGGGCAAACTCTTAATTTAGATTTTATAAATTCTGTTTATCAAAACTGGGAATATCCTGCCGAGCCTCAAGGTAGGTATTTCGTTGAAATTGCTTAATTTTTAGCAAAGCGAGTCAACCATGCCATTGGTCAGCAAAACATTTTCGCAAATCATTACTTTTACTCGAGCTAGTGGCGGAACATATTTTGACGCTACAGGCAGGCTTCAAACGGCGACGAATGACGTCCCCCGCTTCGACTACAACCCCAGCACGCTGGCGGCTCAGGGGTTGCTGATTGAGGAGAGTAGGACGAATCTGCTGACGCGAAGCGAGGAGTTCAACGATGCTGCGTGGACCAAAACAAACAGCAGCATTACTG